TGCCATTCGGTAGCGCAGTGCAGACCTCGGACGACAGCGACACGGTTGTCCTCAGATGCGAGGGCTACAGATTCCGAAACCAGTCCGGCGCAGACCTGTCCTCGACGGATCTCTGGCGATTTGGCACTCACCCATTCACCGTCATCTACACCCCGGAGGAATCATGACCACCACCACCACCGAGGGCACGGTCGGCGTGTCCATCACCGCCGGCTACATCGCCGCTACCGACCAGCCCATCCACCCCGCCATCGGGCAGCAGATCGTCATGGGCACCGGCGTCGACTTCATGCTGCACATCACGCCGACGGTGGCCGCGCAATGGCTGACCGTCCTCGAACCAATCGCAAAGGAAAGCAAGTAAATGGCAGACATCAAATTCACCGGGAATCTCGGCCGCGACGCAGAGCTCAAATACACGAAATCCGGCAGCCCCTACATGAGTTTCAGCGTGGCCGACTCCAAGTCGCGCAAGACCGAGAGCGGCGACTGGGAAACCCTCGCCGAGCAGTGGCTCGAATGCACGATCTGGGGCAGCCTCGCCGAGCACTACGACGGCAAGCTCACCCGCGGATCCCGCGTCACCGTCTACGGCGACTTCATGGCCCGAAAGTACGAAAGCAAGGACGGCACCCCGGGCGTATCGCTGGACGTGAATGTAAAGGGCGTCGACATCATGCCGTCGAAGAACAGCCGCAACCAGGCAGCAGCATCCGGCAATGGCCAGGCATCCGGCGGCAACTGGGGCGGCAACCAGCCGGCCGCGCAGACCTCCGGCGGCTGGGGCAACGACGAAGGCCCCGCGTTTTGACGGATCGGTACAGCCCAAGGTTCGGCAGTCCCGTAGCGGGCTGGCATCGCTGGTTCGCGTGGCGTCCTGTCGAGACGGTAGACCGCGGCCGGCAATGGCTAAGGTTCGTCCACCGCCGGCGCATCCACAAATACGCATTCCTAGACGGCGGATCAGACTTCTGGTTCCAGCACGCCGTAGAAATCGAATAAGCACAACCCCCCCAGGCCGCCACTGAGCGGCCTTTGCCATTGCGGCGCCCGGCATCACGTCGGGCGCCGCACGTTTCCCCGAAAGGACCTGCCATGCCACTCGGCATCCACAACGAGACCACCCTCAAAGCCCGCCACCAAGAAGCCCTCGACATCTACCACGCATGGGCCGACCGTCACCGCGTCACAGGCGGCAACGAAGCCAAAGCGGTCCACATGCAAATGATGGACGCCTGGGACTGGGTCGAACGCACCGCCGAAGACCTCCACGACTACCGGCAGGCCGCCCGCCACGGTATGCGCCAAACCCGCCGGGCGTGCCACGGATGACGCCGTGCGCCCGCGGCTGCTGCTGGACGCCGATGGCCGGGGTTTGCGCCCGCTCCCACGCCTGCGCCTGCCACCCGCAAGCCCTCGACAACTGGCTCGGCACCCCCACCACCGAACCAACCAACCGACTCGGCCACCGCGACCCCACCGCCAACCAAGCAATCGGGAACGTCATGAGAGCACGCCGAAAGGAGCAATAAGACATGACCAAAGACAGGCGGCTCTACGCCAAGTTCGACATCAACATGGACGAGCATCCGAAGATCCTCATGTTGTCCGACGCGGCGTTCCGGGCCCTGTTCGAGTCGACGCTTTACTCCCGCCGACAGCTATCAGATGGATTCCTCGACGAGCGCGTGGTGAAGCGCAAATGGGGTACAGACGTGGCAAATGAACTATCCACGAACGATCCAGAGAAGCCCTCATGGATCGCCGTCGAAGGCGGCTGGATGATCCACGACTTCGCCGAGCACCAGACCACAACCGAGGATATTGAGCGAAAACGCGAGGCTGGACGCAAGGGCGGGCTAGCAAAAGCCAAGCAACCGGCAAGCACAACGGAAGCACCTGCTAAGCACCTGCTAAGCACTTCGTCTAGCACCACCCTAGCTAAGACAGAGACAGAGACAGAGACAAAAAGAAAAGACTTGTCCAGCGAACTGGACGAGTTTTCCCAGTGGTATTCCAGGTATCCCCGCAAGGAAGCCAAGGAGGCGGCACGGAAAGCCTTCACCAAGGCAACCAAGACCGCGTCACTTCAAGAGCTACTTGACGGACTGGACCGCTACGTCGTCGCAACCAAGGACGAGAAGCGAAACTTCATCGCACTTCCCGCCACTTGGCTCAACGCCGGGCGCTGGCAAGACGAGCTACCAACCACTAAACCCACCGCCGCTTCCCCATGGTCGAAGGAGTTTCACCAATGAGCGTCATTGAGCAGCGAACCAAGACATCAATCCGGCACGAGTATCTAATCCCGTCGCCCGCGTGCTGGACCGACGTTCAGACCGCGATGGCATGGGCTGCCGAGGCTCGCAAGATCATCGGCCTAAGCAACAAGTATGACGACATCATCAAGGTCGATTCCGACGACGAGAACATCATCGTATTTTGGGAGGAAAGCGCATGACCGAAGAGAACCCGAACCATGACGCCGTCGCCGAGCAGTCGGTCCTCGGCGCCATGCTCATCAGCCGGGACGCGATCGCCGACGTCGCGGACATCCTCGACGGCGGCGACTTCTACCAGCCCGCGCACGAAACGATCTACCGGACCATCCTTGACGTACACGCCGCGGGGGCCCCCGTAGACGCGATCACGATCAATGACACCCTGACCCGCGCCGGAGAGCTCACAAGGACCGGCGGGGCGGCTTACACGCACCACCTGGCGCAGTCGGTCCCGTCCGCATCCGCCGGGGCCTACTACGCCGAGATAGTCGCCAACATGGCCACCCGGCGCAGGTTGCTCATGGCCGGCCGGAAAATCCAGGATCTCGCCGGATCTGGCGGGGACGTTGACGAGCTGGTCGAAGCGTCACGCCGCGAAGTCGACCAAACCTCGCGGGCGACCGGATCGGCCGTCCTCTCGTTCGGCGAAACGATCGACACCATGCTCGGCACCCTCGACGACGAGATCAACCACCGGCCGACACCATGGCAGGCGCTCAATAATGTGATCGGCGGGCTCAGGCCCGGCGCGCTGTACGTCGTCGGCGCCCGGCCATCCGTGGGCAAGTCAGTCGTCGCGCTCAACCTCGCGCAAGGCCTCGCCGCTCACGGGTCCGTCGCGTTCTCATCGCTGGAAATGTCGAACAACGACGTCCAAATCCGCGCCGTCTCATCCGACCTGAACCTCGACGTCACCCGGCTCATCGAAAGGAACCTCACCCCGGGCGACTGGGCCAAGATCCGGGAACGCCGCGCCTCATGGCAGGACGTGCCGCTGTTCGTCGACGACCGCTCCGGCGTCACCATCACCGACATCAAACGCTTCGCCCGATCCGTGAACCGCCGCAAACCACTAGCCGGCGTCGTCGTCGACTACCTGCAGCTCATGGCGCAACCGCACGGCGACAAGAGGCCACGGCACGAGTTCGTCGCCGACATGTCCCGGCAACTCAAAATTATGGCCATGGACATGCAAATCCCGGTCATCGCACTATCGCAGCTCAACAGGGCCAGCGAGTCCAGGAACGACAAAATGCCGATGCTGTCAGACCTCCGCGAGTCCGGCGCCGTCGAACAAGACGCCGACGTCGTGATCCTCCTGCACCGCGAAATCATGGGCGACCAGCGGAACGATCTATCGATGCTGGTCGCCAAGAATCGGCACGGCGCGACCGGCCTCGCCGAGATGGCCTTCTGGGGCCACTACTCCAAGGTGCTCGACCAGGGCATCACACCACAAGCGGAAGCCCGGACGAGGGCCGCATGACCACCACACCCACAAACGAAGACCACGAAGCCCCGGCAAACGCTGGGGCTTCACTCATGGAGGACCAATGAAGATCGCCGAATTTTGCGCCGGATACAACGGCCTCGGCATGGCCGTCGAAGCCGTATTCGGCGCCGAGCCCGGATGGTTCAGCGAATACGACGCCGCGCCATCCAAAATCCTCGCCCACCACTACCCCGACATCCCCAACTACGGCGACATGACCAAAATCAAATGGGCCGCCGACTGCCCCACCTGCCGGACCATGTGCGCCGTCTACCGCCACCCCGACGACACCCCGTTCTACTGGTGCAACGCCTGCAGCACCGAATGGGACATCGCCATCCGCCACGACGACCCCGACGCCGACCGAATCCCCGAACCCGCAGAAATCCACTCCGGCGGGACACCCTGCCAGGACCTCAGCGCCGCCGGGAAACGCGCCGGAATGACCGAAGGGACCCGCTCCAACCTGTGGGTCCAAATGCGAGAAGCAATAGCCATCCAGCGACCCAAATACGTCGTCTGGGAAAACGTGAGAGGAGCCTACAGTGCCACAGCCGCTAGCGATTTGGAACAGTGCCCGGGATGTTTGGGAGACACCGGGAACGGAGGGTCTGTTCTGCGAGCACTTGGACGTGTTCTCGGAGACCTTTCCGACCTCGGGTATGACTGTCAGTGGCGCGGCCTACGCGCTGCCGACGTGGGAGCCTGCCACGGACGCTTTCGAGTCTTTGTCGTTGCTACTCACGCCAGTCGCGGCGGAGGGCCTCAAGCCGTCCAACACAATGGGAGTCGCCCGCCGGCAAACCACGGGCCAAGCGTTCCTCACGAATCAGATCGTGACACTCTGCGGACTGGACCCAAGCGAGGCCACGACGGCAAAACCCGCGGCGCTGACGGCCGATTCGTTCGCCTTACTCAAGACGCCGACATCACAACTGGCCGTGAACGGCGGGAGCCAGCACCCGGACAAGCGGAAAGCCGGCGGGCACGGTCCGACGCTGGCGGACGAAGTGGAGCACCTGCTCCCGACCCCGCAAGCGCACGACGCGCAGAAGGGCAAGACGGCGGACCAAGTGGCCGCGATGCGAGCCAGGGGACACGGCGTATCGAACCTGAACGAGCTAGCGGAGAACGAGTTGGTGAAGCTGCTCCCGACGCCCGCCGCGTGCGTGGCGAACGATGGGGAATCGACGGCGACCTGGCTGGCACGTCGGGAACGGGTGAAAGCGACGGGCGTGAACGGGAACGGCATGGGGATGCCCCTAACGATAGCCAGCTTGCTAATTGGGGCGAATACGAGCCCGCAATCCGCCGATGGGAAGCTCGACTCGGACGGCCAGCTCCGCGGCCAACTGAACCTACTGGCCGCGATAACGGCCACCGACTAAGCGCCCGATTCACCGAATGGATGATGGGCCTGCCCGACGGCTGGGTCACAGACCCCGCCATCGGAATCAGCCGAAACGAACAGCTCAAAGCCTGCGGAAACGGAGTCGTACCCCAGCAAGCCATGGCTGCCCTGCGGGACATGCTCGCCACATTCAACCACCAGGAGAACCCATGAAATTCAAGCTCGGCGACCCCGTCCGGATCATCGCCACCCCTAGCCGCTACTTCGATTCGGTCGGCACCATCACCGACGTCGACCGCCACCACCCGCTGCTCCCGTACCAGGTCGCGGGACTGGCCGACCCGCCGCTCTGGTTCGGGCCCAACGAACTCATCCTCGCCGAACACCAGACGGAGGAGGCATCGTGAGCGCGTCAGAAGTGGCCGGAGGGGTGGAAGTGCCGCCCGTTGAAATTGAGGCCGTCAAATGGCCGCTGAAACTCCGCGAGAAAGTCCGCGTCCTCCGCGATCCTGACCGGCACGGAGCCTATGCGGGCCGAACCGGGTCCATCGCGTCCAACGAACTCGGCGGCGTCGTATTCGTCCACCTCGGGACCACCTACGCCAACTTCCGAACCAGCGACCTCGAACGAATCCAAGGAGACACTATGAGCGACCGCAGCACGATCCTGGCCACCGCATCCGACCTCATCAGCGGCCAGCGCGCAAAGGACTACGGGGACGCCGCCGATAACTTCCAGCGACTCGCGGACCTCTGGCAGCCAGTGCTCGGTGTCAGCGTCACGCCCGAACAGGTAGCGCTATGCCTGACACAGCTCAAAGTGTCGCGCCTCATCACATCACCCAACCATCAGGACTCATGGATCGACGCCTGCGGCTACCTCGCACTCGGCGGCGAAATCGCAGGGAGGAAGAAATGATCCACGCATTCATCCCAGGCACGCCCGTCCCGCAAGGATCCGTGGACGTCTACCGCGGCCACATCGTCGCCGTGAAGCCCGCGCTCCGGGAATGGCGGGACAAGATC